ATCATATGATAAGTTATAAACCGCTTTTCGTTACTTTAGCGAAAAAGAGTATGACAAAATCTGATTTGCGAACCGCATTGCATATGAGTCCTGGTACTATTGCTAAGATGGCAAAGCACCAATATATCAGTCTCGAAAACATTGACAAAATTTGCTTATATCTTGATTGCAAAGTTGAAGATGTTATCGAGGTCATACCAAACGATTAATCAAAAAGACTTTGACCATTTAGGTTGAGGTCTTTTTTAGTGGAAACAACAGGGATCGAACCTGTGTCGGCAATTTATATGTGATGAAAAATTAAAATGTAAATAATATAAAAATACTTATACGGAGGTAGAAAAAGAATGTTATGTATTGCCTGCTCTACCAACTGAGCTATGTTTCCATAACTGGCACTTTATACAACTATATATAGTGGCTTGATAATTGAATAAACACTATATATTGTGGTTTATAGTGCCATAAAATGCCAGTTTTATGTTTGTGAAATTAATTTTTGTAGATGAATTTATCCGTTATTTGCGAGCATTTTTCATCTGATCTAATATGGCTTTAGCTTCTTGCTGTCGCTCTTCTTGCTCCATATGATAATCCAATGTTTCTGCACTAGATTCATACGCAATAGCAACGCCTTTGGCTTGTTCGCTAAGTTTCTTTGCTCCTTCTCGAACCTCTTCCAAACCTTCCTGAGCAGCATTTGAACTATTGTATTGATCTAAATTTTTCTGCAATTCTGCAATCTGCTGATCTGCCTCCATCTGGAGAACTACAGTGTCTTTTTCGCCTTTTAGTTTAATAAGCTGATCATATGCTTGGTTTTTAATTTCTTCTTGCTTATCTTTTGTTGCTTGTAACTCTGGGATCTTCTTTTCGTACACTGATTTCTGTGCCTTTAACGTGGCTAATTTTTGAGCATAATACATTGCTTTTTTATCATCATTATTATCAAGATACTGGTTGATCATTACCTCGGTTTTAGAAATTTCTTCTTTTGTTTCTTTGAGGTCATCTTCCATTGTTGCCAATCGACCAGCTACCATTGTGTATGTACCCATTGTTTTCTGGTAGAAGTCCTGCTTGTCTTTAATTGCAGTATTATATCTGGCTCTTGCTCCCTCTGGAGTCATTGCATTTTCTTTGATTTTCTCTGTGACTGTTCCAGATGCCACATTTTTAATCTGTTTTCCATTTTTAGTAAATTGCAAATATGCGATAATCGCTATAATTACACAAATAATAATAATTGTCATAATAATTTCTCCTATTAGAACTCACGATAATCGTCTGAATATACTTCTGGCTGACCAACATTATCTGTAGATTCTACTTCGTTATCTTCAGAAACAAAATCTTTTAACATCTTTGCAAGATCAACACCTGTAGATCCTTTAACACCATCTGATACCTGATTCACAACATTCATAATATCTTTTGTTAATTTTGTTGTGTTTCCTTCTCCATACATAGTGATACTTCCTACATTTCCTAATGGTGCGGCTGCATTTTTAACTGCTTCTGGGAACATCTGACACATCATTTCTACAATAGATGCTTTGCCCATCTGTTTCATAGCTTCTGCTTTCTTTTCGATTGCTTCTGCTTCAGCAATACCTTTAGCTTTGATTGCTTCGGCTTCTGCTACACCCTTTGCACGAATACCTTCAGCTTCCTGCTCCATAGCATATTTTGTAGATTCAGCTTCTTTTTCTTTGGCATATTTGTTAGCTTCAGATTCTTTCTGTTTCTTGTATAAGTCTGCATCTGCTTTCTGCTGTGAAGCATATCTTTCAGCCTCTGCCTGCTTCTTGATCTGTGCATCTAATGTCTGCTCTGTTACCTCAACGTCTTTGCGTTTCAGTTCAATTTCCTTTTCCTGACGCATAATATTAGCATCCGCAGTTACAACTTCAATTTCTTTACGTGATTTTTCTTGTATGCTGCATCTGCCTCAGCTTTCTTTGCTTTTGAAATCTTCTCAAGTTCAGATTTTTTAATTTCCAGATTGTTATTCTTTTCTGCGATCGCTGTTTCTGACTCAACCCTTGCATCATTCGCTTCTTTTTCAGCCATTGCTTTTGCTTTTTCAATATCTCTTTCGCTTTCAGCTCTGGAAATTGCAGCCTTCTTCTGAATTTTAACAACATTATCTACACCAAGATTTTCAATAACATCATTATCATCCATAAAATTCTGAACATTAAAACTGATAATATCTAATCCCATTGCAGCAAGATCTGGCTTCGCATTTTCTGTAACAAGCTGTGCAAATTTCTGACGATCAGAAACCATTTCTTCGAGACTCATCTTTCCAACGATCTCTCGCATATTACCTTCAAGGACTTCTCTTGCGACCTGTCCAATATCGCCTACTGGCTTATTTAAGAAGTTTTCTGCTGCAAGTTTTAATCTTTCTGGATTACTGCTAACCTTTACATTGACCGCTGCATCTACATTGATATTGATATAATCTGCTGTCGGCACAGAACTTGATGTCTTAACATCAATTGGAATTAACTCAAGATTAAGATGGTCTGCTTTTTCAAAGAATGGGATTTTTAATCCTGCCTTACCAATTAATGTCTTAGGTGTCTTTCTAAGCCCAGAAATAATATAAGCTTTATCTGGACTTGCTTTAACATAACCGCTACCAATAATAGCTCCTACACCACCAACTGCAACAACAACTGGTACTACTGTTCCAATTACTTCAATCATAAATATCTCCTTTGTTATAAAAATTATTTATCACAACACCATGTAAAGGTGTTATAATTAGTTTATATACCACATCATATAGTTTGTCCTACTCGTACATACTATATATAGTGTATCTCAATTGTCCAAACCGCTATATATTGTGGTTATTGAGGTTGTAAAATTACTGTTTTATTAGTCAAATAATCCATACCCAAAGTGCTGTCTCAGTTCATCATTCCAACTATTAATCGATTCAACTTTTGGCTCTTGGACAAGCTTATATCGAAAATCTTCAGGCATAGACAGTGCGATAAAATTCATAATAAGTTTTGCACAATCTTTCCTTTCTTCAATATAATACACGCCATCTTCTTTATAGAAATCAACCTCTTTAAAACACCCAGAATTATTTAAAATTTCAAATGCTGTTTCGCTCATTTCTGATTCTTGATACTCTGTCCAAATCAGTCTCTCACTTCTATAACCAAGACCTAGACCCGTATAATCTTCATTGTAATTAAAAGCTACTCCTAGCTTTTTACAACTGTCTTTATACGCTTGTCGAATTTTATGAATATCATAGTTACAATCAAATAAAAAACTTTCTGATATTTTATGCCCATCTTCCGACCAGTCGCCTAATTCTAATTTATAAATCATTCCAGTCTCCTTTCTTTAAGCACCCACCCGTCAAATTTGACGGGAAGGTGTATTATCTTAATCTTCTAACGAATCAATCATTGCACGTAATTCTGCTTCTGACATCTTCTCAATAGCCTCATCCTGTTTCTTGGAAAGAGCATCAATATATTTTCTCTGTGTCAGTTTCTTATTAATACGTTCCTTTTCAGCAAGTCTCTCATTACGTTTTGTTGTAAAGATATACTTCACAATACCAATCGCAGCCGTTAATTTTGGATCAACATTTGCATCATCCAACAGACTTTCTTCTGAAGATTTAACTTCCTGATCTTTCAGATTTTTATAAACCACGTCTAAATCTTTATCAGATAAATCCCATAAATCTTCTACGGATAATTCTCCCTTTGTTGATGGGAATCTCAATTTGCTTCTTGTTGCCATTTCGAATAACTTTTCTGTTGTCATAATTTAATCTCCTTTTTATGTTAAAATTTAATTTTAAGAACTCTTTCTGTTGCACCCTTGACTTTAACGATCACATCATCTCGTTTTGTAGAACTGAAACCAATTCCTGATAGCTGGTTTGGATCATCTGCGACATGCATCTTACTTCCTAAAGCCTCGAATACTCTTTTGTGCTGTACTAATTCCTGCTTCAAAAACTCATTGAAGAATCCATTTGGAGTATCTTCATTTACACATCCGTTTAACATAAACAGATAATGTTTATGTCCAATACCTGTCTGCTCGTCCCAATAGTTAGGTGAATAACACATTACTGTTACTGGCACAAACTGATTTGTATTGATTCCCCAGATTTCTCTTGAAGATGTTGTTGATGGAAGTTTCTCTTTGATTGTGAATACTCCATCTTTTAATGTAACTGTAGCCACTGGAACATCTTCGTTCTGACGTAAAGGCTTATCATATTCAAATTCATAAATCTGTCCATCAAATTCAATCTCTGCTGTAAATCCAGAAACTCCATTTCTATGAGCAAAATTTCTTACGAAAAATTCATATTCTCCGTCAACCATTTTGGATTTATCTGCCCATGTAATATTTTCTACGGCAGGCTCTCCTCTATGTGGATGAGTTACATCAACATCAAGGCTTCCACCAGTTGCATAATCATGCATTGAAGCATAATAGATATGATGACGTGGAGTTCTGCAATGTGCATCAAAATCATCCTGATTCCAATCTGTATTTGCATTCCACTGAATTGAGAATCTTAAAACTCCATCAACTGCACCACCTGCGTTCTTAACTCTTTCTTTCATTTCACTGTCTGTCATATTTCCTGAATATGCCCAGCTGAAAGGATTACTCCACTTCATCATGTTCTTAGCATCTTTATTTACAGGTGCGATCAGTGAAACCATATTCTTCTTGTGACGATTTTCAAACAGAACTTCTAATTCTTTTGCCGTTGGAAGTACATCTGATACGAATTTCTCTGCACTGATTTCTTCGACTTTAGAGAACTTCTTAGGATTTACAGCAACTTCCTTACTCATCTCATCGAAAATATCTAAACCGCCCTGAATACGTGGGGCTGCATCACGATTACAAAACAGGATATTGTTGACTGTAATATCATCAAGTTCCGCAAATCTACGCTGTAATGAATCCATATATCCTAAATCAGTCACAGTTTTCTTTGCATCCTCAAGCATTTTCTTTGTAAAAATTGCCTTTGGTCGTTTGTAATTCGCAGGAGCTACAACATTTTCATAAGCCTTAACCGCATTATCTAAGTCCATATCCTCACTGATATTTACAAGCAATGTACCAATACTATGGTTTCTAATACGACCAATTACATCTCCGATCGTCATGGCTTTTGCCCATGTGTATGTATCTTTCTCTTCATCGGATAAACCATTGTATTCTCGCTGATATTTTCTAAAATCTTTTAATACTCTTTCCCATTCCTGTCCTCTATAAAGAGTATTTGAAGCAATCAGTTCTAACACTGTATCAACAGCTTCTTCTGTAATTTCATCAAGTGATCTTTTAAACACATTCTTTCGATCTCTCACTTTTGCTTTAACTGTAGGAATATCAGATTTCCTTTCCAATAACCTCTCTGGAATCGGTGTATACATATGAGTCCATTTGATAATCTGCTTATCTTCTGTATACTCATTTGTGGTTTTTGTACCAACTGTATTTGTAAAATGTCTCCAAATATCTTTGATCGGCTTTGATTCGACATATGTTCTTAAAGCATCAACTACTGGCTGAAATACGGCATCCTCAGTATCAATTTCCCAAATTGTATGAAGCTTGCCGTCAACAATTGCCACAGCTCCACCGATTGTTTTAATAAAGTTTCGGCAATGACCACAGTCATATTCTCGTCGTTTGCGATACATTTTGTTTGTTCCTTCAGGAAAACTGCTCAGATATACTTCCCAAAGTTCATCTTTATCAATATCAGTTTCATACAATGTAGAATTGTTTTTCTCTACATAGTCGAGCATTTTATTTAAACGCTCTGACAATTTGTTTAAAAAATTGCTCCAGTTTTCATTCATTGGCGTACACATAATTTATCTCCTTTTTATGTATTATCGTTCTTTGTAGTTCCATCCATCAACAAATTCTAAAGCCTTGCCAAAATATTTTGGATTCAGATCTTTATAACTTGCGCAAATAAATGTTTCTTTGAAATTCATCCATAAGTTTGAAAAATATTTTCTTGAATCTTCTTTATATTCATCTGAATGAGTTCCACCAAGCAGAAATCTCACTCTGTCTTTAGCATGAGATAATAATCTTCCCTGCTGAATTGTATTAATCGTCATGTTGTCCATGACTTTCTGTAATTTCTCTGACTGATCTCTAAGCTGTTCGGTAGTTGCTTCGACTGCAATTTTTAAATCTGCGACTTCTCCTTCGATACCCAAAGATTTATGTAATGTCTCTTTCTGTTCATCTGTTTCGTAGAATGCTTTATCTAAAACATCGGCTGCTTCAAGCTGATATCTGAGCAATTTGTCTACTGCCTTTGGATTTTCTTTTCTCATAGTTGGCGTAAGAGAAATTTGAGCTAACCACATTGGTACAAACTTTTCGTTAAGGCATACAACTTCTCTCGTTACACTACGGTTAGCTTCATTTTGAACCACCCCAAATTTGAGGTGGTTGCCCTCAAATAATAACGACTTAGCAATATTGCTAATTTGTCGATCTGCCTGTTTATTATTCAGCCCAATATCCAAACAAGCCTTTTTCACAGCCAACCATACTTGTCCATCTTCATCTCTTACGCCTAAAAGCGTGTCTCCATAAAATGGAATTTCTTTTGTTTCTACATTACTCATCCGTATCTCTCCTTTTTATTTAATTGCTACAAAAATTTCATCGTTCTTGTTACCATTCACATAAATTTCTTTACCCTTAAGTTCTGGAAAATATTTCTTGGCAAGTTTTTTGAATTCATTAACATATTTCATATCACAATTTTTGTAAATCAGTTTACCAGCAACAGAACCACCTGAAAGTAAACCTATTCTTCTTAAGAACTTCGCATGAGGTAAACCTTTCTGATCATCTTTTCTATACTTATCTTTCTCCAGAATCTTTTCTAATTTACATAAGTTCTCTGTCACTTCAATGCAACTACTTGGATATTTCACATATTTGTTTGTCCAAAAATCAACTGCATCATGAGCACCTGCGTTGCCGCAAAGGTATTTTAATACACAAGTTTTGAAGCCATTTTCTCTGTCATACACATCATTTCCTTCTACATACGCAACAGTTTCTGCTCCACTAACCCATAAGATTTTAACCATTCCATGATAATGTTTTACTTTAAACACTGGCTTACCATCTTTTTCGATCTGTTTACCGTTATTGTCTAACATTGGTTCTTTTACTGTAATTTCTTTATCAACATAAATCGGTTTCTTAATCATTTCTTTTAGATTCTTTGTATACATTTCTTTCTCCTCTTCGTTTCCTACAAGTTTATTCATGATTTCATCAATTTTTTCTGGCGAAAATGTTAAAGTCGCACTCATTTCACCATTCCAATCAATATGTGTTGGTGCATAAGGACTCAACCCATGGTCGTCATGTATCATCCTTGATTCCCCTGGGGCTGAGAGTCCACCAAGCCAATTCTTTTCTGCTTCTGACGTTGCAGTAATTGGTTTTTGCTGATAGTGTGGCAGAACAGACACTCTTCTTTCTGAAAGTGGTGGTGGTGGAGCTAATGTTCCAATTTTTATTTCGTCAGCTAAAATCGTATCTGTCTGAATCTCAATATCTTCATTCATTGTTTCTTTTCTTGTGATTCTTCTGATTATAATGGTTGCTTCAGTCGACTTTATACTTTGTAGCCGATAGCGCACTTTTTCATACCAATATGGAACAATAATATTTACTCTACCATCTCTATACACATCCATTTCAATCGGCTCAGCATCAAATGTAGCATATTGCCAATGTTGTGTTGTTTTAGAAACCTTCCCATGTGGCTTTATCATATAAGTTTCGGTTATTGGAAGATTTCCTTTGAATTCTACTGTTTCAATTTTAAACATCGCATATACATCGTCATTCTCTACTTCAACAACATCTCCTACGTTAAATGGTGCCATACCATCTCGTGGATTATATTTAACTATTTTGCCATTCATACTGTTTTGTATCCAAACGCCCGTTTTATTTTCGTCCATTCTTTGTCTCCTCTCTAAGCTGATGCACTCTGTGAGGCAAAGTATTGTGCTAATTTCTTTGCCAAGTATAATTGCCCTTTGCCAGTCACATATGTTTTGGTGATCAACTTGTTTCCATTCTTAGTTTCAACTTCACTTTCTGTTAATTTGAAAATGCCCTGCTTAACATATCTTTCATATGGGGTATTATCTGACATGAGATACCCTTCTTTTCTTAACCACGCAAATAATTTGTTTCTGCCCATATGAATATCTTGATTTTCTTTCTCAAGAAGCTTTGCCATTGTTTTCATATCAACCATTGTTGGTGTGGCACTGACCGTATTGGCAAAATCAACAAGTGGCTTCTGTTTACTGATAACTTCTTCTTTCTGGGCTAATAGTTCATCCTTTTGTTCCAAAGTGTTTTGCATAATATTCAATGCTTTCGCCATGATAGTTAAATCATCATCGTCTTTTTCAATTGGAATATATCCGCCTGTCTTACGAATCTGCGGAAGAACTTCTGATGTTACCCAATGCTTGAATTCTTTTGCACTATCAAGCTTGCTTCCAAAAATTAAAGCATATAGACCAGATTCATTAATAAATGTAAGTC